AGGAGATTTCCATCCCTATATGCTCCCATGATACCACCTTCGGTACAATTAAAGTAGAGACCTGGGACTTTTATAGAAATAAAATCGAACCAATTCTTGAAATTTAAGTAAGACTGCCATGTCTTTACCTTATTTCCATAGACGTCAACCCATAGAATAATATGACCTAAACTAACGTCATACTTAGAGTCCCATCCGTGAAACTTATTAACGTATGAGAATGAGAAGTCAGCGCCGATAAAGCCAACAGTTTGACAACCTAGATGCGCCTTGGCAATAGATAGACACGCGCCGAGTACGTTTCCACCAGTCGAAACATAACAATTAAACCGTTCAAGAGACTCTATAAGGTCTTCATAAGATTTGTCTGGGACTGGGCAATTGAAGAAATAAACCTCGCCTTGCCACATCTTAAGCAGTTCCGGATGTGTTCCAATGAATGCGAGTAACTTCTTACCCTTAGTTCTCTCCCAGTACCATTCTTGGGTGTTAGCGCCGCCCTCATAAACCTCTTCCACAGTGACGAGTCCAGCGTCCAAGGTGACGTAGTATTCTACAGAAATATCCCGATCCTCAAAGAAATGAAAGTTATGAAGACAACTAATAAGCGGAATATCACCCTTATTCTTTAGATCCTCGAAGTTCTTTTTTAGAGAGGGTCCTGATCCTGCCAAAATAACAGGCTTGTATTTTAATGAGTTGAAAAGTTTACCAATAGAATTGTCAGTAAACGATCCGTATTTTTTATGATTTGCTCTTATGTTTGCTTCCCAGAGTGGCAGCCAGTGATTGACCGTAGGACCGTCAGCAGAACATGCGTTATCCCACATCTGAGTGGGGGTGACTGGAGGTTCCATAATATATGGTTGATACTCCAAATCCATTTCTATCATTTTTATCATTTTAGACTCCTATTAAATATAATTTAAAGCCCCCCACCCCATCAGGATGAGAGGCATAAGTTAGTAAAAACTTAGTTACTTGATATTAACGTGAAAAGTTCCACTATTGCCTGAAACAATAATTGTGGTCAATTCACCGACAGGAGTACCAGCTCCCATCGTAGCAATCAAACCACCAGCTCCTAGCATTTTACTGCCAGCAGATTGGTCCGAAGCAGATGAAGCAACAGCAACGGTAACAAAACCGCGTGTTACAACCCATCCATACTCTCCAGCAGGAATAGTGGCGTGTTTAACAAACCCAATTCCCATATCTCCAGAGATAGAACTAGCAGAACAAGAATACAAACCAGCAGCAGCAGATGCAGGACGACTAAGGCAAACCCCAGTACCTGTAGCAGCTCCACCAGCATTGTAAACTAGTACATATTCGACGCCAGCGTCTTTTCTGCGTGTTCCTAATTCATGCTTAGGACTAGCAGTAACCATTGATACGCCTTCAAAAATAATTGGTGCAATACTATCATTAGACATTTTATTCTCCTTTCTATGCAGTCAGCGCAGTGAAAGCGCCGATCATTCTTAAGTTAGAGTAACCCAAAGCTCCAGCCCAAAGGACCTTCGCAGATTCAACGTCTTGGTTGATTGGGGCCTTGAATTCCAAGAACTTCATATCTGCATCTCTATGAACGTAAAGACTTACGTATTTTTCATTCAAGAAGAAAAGATGTGAAGTAGGACAGTGACTATCAACAATCATAGGAATTCCCATGAACATGATATTTTCAAAACCAGCAGAAGCGGTCTTGGCGTCAGTGTACCGTTGTTGAGGTTGTAGCAAATTCCAAAAACTATTATGAATAGCGCGAGTCGTGATTCCTACAGAAGGTTTATCAGCGTCGATTGTAGCAGATTCATAGTTTGTTTTAAGAGCAGCCAAACTCAAAGTGGTTGTAGAGCTGTCTTTTTGGACGTTCCAGAAAGAGTAAGAAGACTGAGCAATACCACCGATTGTGTTGGAGTTTGCAGCAGCGTATCTTAAACCAACAAGAGCTTTGGCGTCAGTACCGTTACTGAATAAGCCTGTTCCTAATTGGTCAGCAAGTGTGCGCTCAGCGTTTTTAACTTTGGATTTAACAAAGTCAATAATCTGAGAATCTCCACTGTTCTTAAGCTTGTCCAAGCCCGTGATGCTTATGTTTGCATAGTATTGTTTCCAAGTATACTCGGCAGCAGTGAAAACTTCATTATCAACAGTCGATAAGACGTCAGCTCCACTATAAGTACCAGCAGAAGAATCTTGTGCGTACTCAAGGGGAACCATGATTGAAGTTCCTCCATCAAGTTTTTTGTATCCTTCGCCTTTCTTCATCCGTTGAAGAAGTGGGTTAGAGTCAAAGATATTGTCATACAATTTTGGCAAAAATTTCTTTTGCGTAATTGCATTAATTTGGTCATATGAAAGTGCCATTTTTATTTCCTTTCGATTTTAACTACTGGATTATGCCTAGTTCTCTGAGTCCCTCCTCAGCGAGGTCATCATAAGACTTAGACTTAACTCCGTTTGTTTTGGTTATGCCTTTTGTAGGTTGTGAAGTTTTCCCCACAACACCCCCAGCTTGTTTCACCTGGCGCTCCTTATTCAAGGACTCACGGCCACGCGCTTCTGCAAGTTTAGTCAATTCATCACTTAACAAATCATGAAAAGCGGCTTTATAGGAGTTGATACCGTTCTGCACAGCATGATCCAATATTTTAGCTTCAAGTCCTCTTCCACTCTCATCAACAGTCTTCCAGTCTAGATCCTTGTATTTCTCTTGGATGGACTTCATTTCTGTGTCGAGTGCGGAGTCTTCTTGAGCTTTCTTTTGCTCTTCCTCACGTTGTTTTGAAGCCTCTATAAATTGATTGGCTTGCAATACTTGTTGCTCTAAGGTTTGCAGCTTAGAAAGTAATTGAGGGTTAGCCCCTGAAGCTTCCGTATTCTGAATCGCTTTTTGCAACGCATCCCATTTGTCGGGATTTCCTTTTACCCATTCATCGACAGGTCCATAGGTTGTTTTGAGCTGCTCAGCCTGACTGTATCTAGCGTCAACGTCAGATAGACGTTTGTTAAAATCAGCCATTTTCTGAGAGTAATCATAACCTTGAGAAGCCCATTTGATGATGGCGTCCTTGGTAGCTTTAATTTGTTTACCGTTATGTGTAAATTCAAAGTCAGTTGAGGGAACTGGCGGCGCTACTGGCTCTTGGGTCTGTACCTCTGTTGTTGTTCCAGATGGACCGTCAGATCCTTCCCCTGTACCCATAATACTATCATATAATTTATCAACATCCTCAGTCAGATTTTCGTCGCTCATTGTAATGGAACTCCGCTCATGCCTCCCTCGGGGGATACGTTTCCAACAGGCTCAGCAGGTTCTTCACCGCCAGCAGCTTCAAGTTGTTTGATGAGTCCTACGACTTCATCGGGGGAGAGTTGAGAAATCATTTGCAATATTTGTTGAACTAAATCTTCATTAGGCATAAGCCCTCTTTTCTGTGCGTTAGCACTAAATGCTGTAAATTATTTATTTAAATTGGGAGAGTAAATTAAACTGGCTCTACTGGGGGAGCCATCGCAGCTTGTTGCTGGGCTGCCATTTGCGCTTGTTCTTGCATCCGAGCTAATACGGCCTGATAATTGGGGTAATCAAGCTGTTTCAATAGCTCTTCTGCATCAATAACTTGAAGTTGGAATAATTCCTTAGCGGTATTTTCTTTCTTCGATTTATTGAATGGAAGTGTAGTCCCAGTCTTAACTTTAACGTCAAGTATTCCCTTGATGTCCATAGTTTTAACTTCTGGAGCCACTCCCACCTGTCCTGTTATCTCATCTTGATTGTATTCTTGCAATACCATCTGTTTAGAAGGCATTCCTTGATCGTTCATTATAGGTTGACCCATTTCATCCATAGGAGTTTGAACGTGGAACTTAAAGTATTTTTGAGCCCCATCATTTCCAGTAACGCGTACCATTTCAGGCGCGTCTCTGAATTGCAATGTGCGAGATAGCCACATCTGTCCAATCTTTTGAAGAGTGTCGTCAAGGTTACGAGATTTCAATCTAATGCGAGTCTGAGCGGCTTCTTGAAGGTCTGAAATAGCAGCAGCAGCAGTGACCCCACCAGGTGTAACACCACGAGATACATCCGTTGCCCCTGTTAAACCGTCGAACCAATCTCTCATCCGGTCGATAAGTTGAAGGACGTAGGGTTGTAATTGAACGCCCTCTTGACGAGTGACTTCTGAGCCTGGGTTCTTTTCAATGATGAGTCCAGGTTTGTTAAATAGGTTCTCAGTATCAACGCCAGAGTCAGTTCCTACAACCCATACAGGATTGCCCATAAGAGTAAGCACATCCAGACTAAAAGATACGAGCTTATTAAAGATTCTTTGCGGCCCACGTATTTGCTCCACTTCTGAGATTCCAAAGAACTCTCTGGGAAGAATGTAGTTAATACATCTTGCCACTGGTATCTTTCCATCCTCATATTCTAAGGGACCGTCCTCTAGTAGAACATTACCAGCAACAACAATCTTTCTACCCTTTGGATACTTCTTAACTTGTTCATAGTATAGGGAACCATCTGGATTTTGTTTTTCATTCTCATCATAATCCCTATCGTACATGTAATAGGTTTTCTTCAAAGCCTTCTGAATGTTGAGATTGTCAACCGATCCAGAGGTCTCGCGCATGACTTTAGTACTATCAATAGGAAGACGTAGCTTAGCATATCCATCCACATCTGTTTTATCGTAGTTACTCAGGTCATCTAGATCGCCTTTAACGTATCTTCCATTTTCGTATTGTGATTTCAGTATCTCAACGTCTACAGGCTCAGCTATCAAAAATCCCCTACAGTTCTTATCATTGATATCCTGACAGTTAGGATCGGGATAACAATACATAGGATCTTCGGTGGTCAGTTCAAGATCACCTAGTGTGGTCTCTTGGTTCTTGATGTAATTCATTGAGAGATAACCTATTCCATAGATATGGGTGTCATAGATCAGTTCTGATACCTTAAATAACCATCCGTTCTTTTCCCAGTCCGACTCACATACATCATTTACGATAGAAGCAAACTCCTGATCGGTGGGGTCTTGTGGAAGGAACTCAAATTTAGGACGATTATCGGTGATAACAGGCACGAAACTCTGAATGGTTTGAAATACCATGTTTATAACTTCAGAATGGCGATAAGATGGGCGTTGTTCTTTCCATTGTTGCCCTCGAAAGAACTTATAGTTATCAATCCAGTCTTTATCGTAGTTACTTCTCCACTTTTTAGCCTTAGAGAAGAATTTGTCTACTTCTTTGATGGCTTTTCGATCTTCATCACTAGGGTTATACATTTCCCCATCGTAGTCACTGTCTTCCATCAAATCCCTTGGTGCATGTTCATCAATTATTCCCATAAGTCTCCTATAGGTCATCCCATTGTTTTTGTTTTTCTTTTTGTTTAGCTACTACTGTATGTTTATGAAGAGATTCTTTAGTCTCAGATCCAATTTCAATAACATCTTTAATCTTCATAGTTTCTTTTCTGTCTTTTTCATTCATGATGACCTTGCCTAGAGATACATCGTAATAAGCATCCTTAGATTTGGCCCCTAGTATGGCGTAATTTGCGTGGTAAATTCTTTGAACGTCGTTAGACTCACATTTAATACATATTTCTGGAGAATCATACATGGCGACAGGCTTTTCTACATCGTACTCAAGACCACAATCACGACAGAGATAGGGATAAATCATACCCAAGACTCCGATGAATTGTCTTTCTTCTTAAACAAACCAGCAAAAGGACTCTCATCCAGTAGTTTTTTGTATTTAGGTTCTTTGGTCATAAATAAAGTTCCCATGGTCACATAGCGGTCAACGTCCATGCAATGATTTGACTGATCGACAGGCATTTGTTCTTTATGTTTATCGTCTGGTCCCAAATCTTCAGGTTCCGGATAATGATACCCCTGGCGCTCATCCACTGAATGAGGGCATGTCCCTTTGAACTCTTTATATCTTCCAGATTTAATCAGCTCATAATGAGCGTCTAGACCACGACGAATCTCGTTATCTGCACCGATGGCAGGTATTCCGCGTCGATTCATTTCTTCGATATGTTCTGGGCGTGAAGGATCACAAAAGACCATACGGAGATTAAACACCTCATTCTTTTGTTTTACAATATGGCACATGTCTGAAATAGTCATCCCAGTCTTATAAAACTCTGAGATTCCGTAGTGCATTCCATCCGGTGTTAGCGCCCTGATCTTAAAAACGAATGGATCTGTATAACCCCAGTCGATCCCACCGTAGAACTTAGTCCCTGTTGGGAAAGGTATTTCATTTATAAGATTGACCTCATCCTCCCAGCAATCATAAACGAGTCCGTGCATTCGGCCCCATTCCCCACCAAACATCATTTGAAAGCGACGCTCATCCATTACGGATCTTTGAAGTTCTAACTTCTCTTTACTACCGCCCATAAAATAAGGGTTTTCCCATGACGCAGCTTGTATCAGTTTAACATCC